ACATTTCAAAGATCCGTAGGTGTCAAAGCTTACGGATCTATTTTTGTGTTCTCGGTTAGGAGAATAAGAATTAGAAACATCAGTGAAAGGAATGTGTCGGGCAAGCTCCGACCGCGCTGCATGTAATTGGTCAGATGGAGAATCTGGTAAAGAGTTAAAGCAGGATAGTTGATACTCTCCTATCTCTACCATAATAAATAAAAAATCCAATGCAGTTTATAGATGCACTCTTCAATGAGACATTGGACATCAAGGATAGATACGGCGGAAGTCATGTGTCTCCGGATAAGCGTAGCCTCGTTCGCGCTTCTCTCCTATTACTATGGAGTGAGAAGAAAATAAATATTTGAATAAAAGGAAGTGATGTTTTGAATGAAAAGATAGCAAATAGGTCAGAAGATATTACAGATGAAATTTGGTCAACAGTAAATGAATTTAATAGGGAAATGGTTGATGATTATCTTAACAATCAAACACATCTGTCACCTAAAAGTACAAATGCGTACAAATCAGCCTTGAGAATATTTTTTCTTTGGGTGAAGAATAACTTAAAAGATAAAAGATGCATAGATATTAAAAAGAAAGAATTTCTTAGATACATGAATTGGCTTGCAAATAGAGGGTTTTCTGAATCGGGAATTAAATTTAAAAAATCTGCTGTTAGTGCTATGAATAAATTTATCGAAAATTTTTATGAGGATGAATACCCAACTTTTCGTAATTTTGTAACTGCGGAAATGCAGGTTCCAAAAACAGGAAAAGTATTTTCAAAAGAGCCTTTGACTCCTGAGCAAATTGATTATCTTTGTAATGAATTAGAAAAACGTGAGGAGTGGCAAAAATTAGCTTACGTAAAGTACACATATTCCACAGGCTGCCGCCGTGCGGAGTCCAGACAGTTGCTAAAAGAGGTAATCAATTATGAGCCAAAAAGAAAAATGGTAAAAATAATCGATGAAAATGGAGTAGAGCAAGAAGTAGAATCTGTCTCATATAAAACTCATGATATTAGATGTAAAGGACGAAGTAAAGCTGGGAAAATCAGAAAGCTTCAGTTTGGCGAAGATGTGATGGTTGCTTTAAAAAAATGGATTGAAGTTCGTGGAGAAGACGATTGTCCTTATATGTTTGTAATTAAACAAAAAAATGGTGAAACAAGACAAGTAAGTGAAGGTGTGTTCAATGATTGGTGCATTAATGAATTTTCAGAAATTGTTGGACAGAGGCTTACTCCACACGGGCTCCGAAGAAGTAGGGCAACTAATTTAGTTGTGTATAATCATCGCCCACTTGAAACAGCTCAGAAATTATTGGGGCATGAATCAAGCGAAACTACCCAAATATATGTGATTCGTGAAGATTCTGATGATGCTGATGATGCATTTGTTTAACTCTAATTCCATAATTTACCAGCTCACTACTCTTTCATTCTATGTTATACTGTTTCTGAAAATCACAGCACCGGAGGTATGCATAGCTATGGAAAGACTAGTTAAAACAGGATATGTGAAAATGATTGCAATTGACGTTCATGATTTGGAGTCAAAAATCTTAGATGAACGGAATACAAATTTTCTGTGTGATATAGAAAATTTTCAAAATAAATATTCGATCATACCCACAATTAAATGTGTATATATACATATGGATGATAACTATGATATTACTTTTTTAGATTATAAAAAGGTAGTTCCACATATTCATCCATTTGACTATATGAGAGATATTGTAAAAAAACATGATGGAAAATTAATTCAAGGAAGTGATTATCTACGAATCACACATGAAGATGACTATGTGGAATTGACAGAAATCGATTTAAGAGATTAATGGAGGGCAAAACTGCTCTCCTATTTTTGTATACGGCTCCATGGTCAAGAGGATAAGACATTGCCATTTCACGGCGGTAACACTGGTTCAATTCCAGTTGGAGTCATTATTATATTCCGGCTTTCTAAAAGAAATGCCGGTTTCATATCGGCAGAAAATAGAAAAAGAAAGTGAGGAAAAATAATGGTAACATTACAGAAAATTGGTGGTGACATGAATCGTAATGTATTAGAGATTACTGGATTATCTACAGACGAAAAACCTGTTGAATTTATCGAAACAACATACATTACCAATGGAAGCACATATGAAGAAATTGATACTGGTACAGTGTATAAATATAACGAATCTGGCAAGAAATGGGTAGAGCAACCTGCAATTGGTGGTTCAGGCGGAAATATTTCTCTTGATTATACTGCATTAACAAATAAGCCACAAATTTCCGGAATTGAATTAACTGGAAATAAAACCTTGGATGATCTTGGTATTCAGAAAAAAGGTACTTATATTACAAAAGAAACTGATCCAACTGTACCGGCATGGGCAAAAGCAGAAACAAAACCTACTTATACCGCAGACGAAGTTGGAGCCTTACCAAAAACTACGACTACACTTCCAAATCCTAAAAAGATTAAGTTTACAGGTGCAGTAACAGATGAGTACGACGGTTCTGTCGAAAAAACAATTAACATTCCGACAGGAAGTTCTTATACTCTTCCACAGGCAACTGACAAAATTCTTGGTGGAGTTAAAGCAAAAACAAAGACAAACGAAACCGTAGAAGTTGCAATTGATACTACAACAGGTAAATTATTCGTTCCGACTTATCAAACTGGAGCAGGAGTTGAACTTGACAAAACACTTGCTGTGGAAGGAAAAGCTGCTGATGCAAAAGCTGTTGGAGACGCATTGAAAACTAAGATTGGATCCGATGCTCTTACTCCATATATGAAGACAGTTGATGCAGATAAAAAGTATACATTAAAAACTGAATTGCCAAAAAAAGGTGTTGCAGTTGCAGACGCTGGAGATGCAGATGTAAAAGATAAACTTAATGCTTTGTTGGCAAGCCTCAGAACTGCTGGGATTATTGCTCAGTAAATATGTATAAAACAGGACGGCGCTACTGCCGTCCTATTATTATGCTTGGATAGTTTAATGGAAAAACGATTGACTTGTAATCAATTGTTCCCAGTTCAAATCTGGGTCTGAGCTTTTATTGATATATAAATTAGTTGAGAAAGAAGGGATAAATTTTGTCAGAAGAAAAATCAACAAGAAGTCTAACGATAACAACACCAAAAGACACGACCTCTGTTAGAAAAATACGATATTCCAAAACAGATGAACCAGATTTTTATAAATGTACAGTTTGTGGGACACCGTATAAAAACTTAGATGGCAATTTTCCTGCATCTCAAAGCGAATTATACTCTGGATGGGATTATCATATTTCAACATGTAGAAAATGTCTTGACAGATTGTTTGAACATTATACCGAAGCTTATGGTGGAGATGAAGATATGGCAATACGTATAATTTGTCAAAAATATGATATTTATTACGATGTAAGCCTATTAAACGCAAGTAGAAAAATTACAAAAACAAGATCTCGAATCCATAATTACATTTCGAAATCTAACTTACGACAGTATGCGGGAAAAACTTTTGATACAACATTAGATGAAGAAAGAAAGGGCAATGTAATTGAAAACATTGATGATTTAAAAGAAAATAAATCAAAAATAAGAATAAAGACTGTAAAATTTTGGGGAACAGGTTTTACAGATGATGACTATGATTATTTGCAAGAGCAATATGACGATTGGACAAGTCGTCATGAGTGTAAAACTAAAACACAAGAAGAAGTATTTAAAAGAATTTGTTTCAAACAGCTAGAGATACTAAAAACCACTCGTGCAGGAAAAGATACAAAAGAACTCGATAAAACATTTCAAAATTATCTTGATACAGCTAATCTAAAACCATGTCAGAACACGAATGCATTATCAGATGCACAAACTCTTGGAACGTTAATCCAAAAATGGGAAAATGAAAAACCTCTTCCGGATATTGATCCAGAATTAGAAGACGTAGATAAAATTGGATTATATATCGATGTATTTTTCAAAGGTCATTTAGCAAAAATGATGGGATTAAAAAATGGATTATCTAATTTGTATAATAAATTTATGAAAAAATATACCGTTGAAAAACCAGAATATAAAGATGACGAAAATAATGAAGCACTTTTTGATGCTATTTTCGGAAATGATGAGAAATTTGAGGATTTTTAAATGGCTACATCGAGAAAAATGACAGAACAAGAAGTTGCAAATGAGAAAGCTGAAAGGTTAATGAACGGTGTTGCTTACTGGGCAGCTTTTTACAGAAAAAATCCACAACGTTTTTGTAAAGATTATTTAAATATAACTCTCAAATTATTTCAAAAGATATTGCTATATGCAATGATGTGCAATAATTATTTTATGTATATTGCAAGTCGTGGTCAGGGTAAAACATGGCTTACTGCTCTATTCTGCGTCGTTCGTTGCATATTATTCCCGGGAAGCAAGATATGTATTGCTTCTTCAACAAGACCACAGGCTAATCAAGTCCTTTTGAAAATAACCGATGATTTTTGTAAAAACTATGGATGGGGTTCAGATAATTTAAATAATGAAATAGGATACAAATCAGTTGGTGCGAATAATGCAGTGATTGAATTTAAAAATGGGTCATGGATAAGGGTTGTAACTGCATCTGACAGTGGACGAGGCGCACGTGCAAATATTCTAATTGTAGACGAATTTCGTATGGTTGATTTAAATGTCATTAATACTGTTCTTAGAAAATTCTTAACAGCTCCGCGCACCCCAGGATATTTAAATATAAAAAAATATTCTCATCTAACTGAGCGTAATAAAGAAATATTTATGTCCAGCGCATGGTATAAATCTCATTGGTCATTTGAAAAAGCGAAAGCATATGTCGTAAATTTTTTAGATAATAGTAAAAAATATTTTATTTGCGGACTACCGTATCAAATAGCAATCAAAGAAAATTTATTATCAAAAGAACAGGTTGAAGATGAATTTTCTGAGCAAGACTTTGATCAAACATCTTTTGATATGGAGATGGGATGTTTATGGTTTGGTGATACGGACGGTTCGTTTTTTACATTTGATGATTTATCTAAATGTAGAAAAATAAAAACACCGATGGAGACACATTTTTTCAAAAATAAAAAAATACCAGACTTAGCCCTTAATGAAAAAAGAATTATGTCTGTAGATATTGCATTAATGGGTTCTAGTAAATCAAAGAATAATGATGCAAGTTCAATTTTAATTAATAGTGCTCTTCCAACAGAAAGCAATGAGTACATTTCAAATATTGTATTCTTAGAAAATCATGAAGGACTTACAACTGACGAATTAGGAATTATTGTCATGAGATTGTTCTATAGGTATAAATGTACAGATTTGGTAATCGATACAAATGGAGCCGGTTTAGGTGTATATGATTTTATTATAAAGAATCAGCTAGATCAAGAAACAGGTGATGTGTATAAAGCTCTTACTTGTTGTAATGATAAAGACATGGCAGAAAGATGTAAAGTCGAATCGGCAAATCCATGTATATGGTCGATAAAAGCCAATGCTGCTTTTAATAACGAGATGTGTGTTATGCTTCGTGCAGGAATACAAAATGGGAAGATCAATCTTCTTGTATCAGAATTTGAAGCAGAGGAAATATTAAGAGACAAGATTAAGTCATATTCAAAGATGCAATCTTTTGAACAATTAAAATATAAAACACCATATATTCAAACAACATTGCTGATATATGAACTCATAAATTTACAGCATAAGATAGAAGGAACAAACATTAAAATAAAGGAAAAATCTGGTATGAGAAAAGATAGATATAGTTCTTTGGGATATAATTATCACATATTAAGAACATTAGAAAAAAATCTTAACACAGATTCCTATTCTTCAGATTTTTCAAATTTTACCCCATGTATTTCTTCTATATCATTTTAGAAAGGACGGTGAATAATGTCAGATAATATTAACGAATCACAAGTTGATGACATTAAAAACTATAAAATATATTTCGCATCAGATATTAAAGACAGCATCAGTTCTGACGATGAAACCGTCATTGTATCAGGATTTGATGTTCAGCTATCAGAACAAGAGACAAATTGGATGCGCGACGCATTGCAGAGATTTGACAAAGGTGGAAGTCAATATTCTGTTGTGTTAAACGAAGAATCATCATCCGGAACAGCAAAAACCACAACATTAGATGATATTGATGATTTAGCTTTTAACGCGCAAAGTGATATTTCAAAAATACAAAAAATAAATGCATTAGTACGGCAAGCATCAAATGAAGATGATATAATTGGAAAAGTTCATGAGGCTGTTGAATCAAACCTTAATTCTAACGTAAGAATATCTTTTGATACACTCCCATCAGACTATGACGAAGGAATAAAACTCGAAGCAGAATCAGAAATTGAACGTTTTCACAAAGAGATAAATGTAAATGACATCGTAACTATTGCAATTACTACAACATATGATGAAGGTAATTGTATACAATACTTGAGATCAAAAAAATCTAAAGGTATTTATCATCATGTTGTTGATAGATATCCATTAGGAGTTGCTTTAATAAGCGACTATTCTATGGACACAATTCCTTACGTGTTGATTGACACATCTGAGCTAACAAACAGACTGCAGAAAACAATGCTAAAAAGCAAAAAGAATAAACCTTTATTTTTCAAAAATACTGCAGAAGAGATCAAAAATAATTATCCAAAAGAAGTTACGAAAGCTTACACATCGAAAGAAAAATACGCCATTCTTGATGTTCAAAGGACTGGAGTAAATCGATTTGGCAATATGAATCGTAAATATGGAATTTCGCCAGTTTTTAAAGCGTTGAAGCCTAAAATTATGCTTGATACATTTGATAAAACAGACAATGTTAATGCTAAAGCAAAGGCAAAAAAAATAATTGCCCAATATCTAAAAAAAGAAGTTTTAGGACAGCGTGGCGAAAAAAAGGGACTTGAGGATATGGCATATGC